CGTAGCCGCTGTTCCGGGAGTAGTCCCCCAGGCCCTGCATGTCCAGCATGGGGATAATGAGCTCGTTGGCGTTGGCCCCCGCCCGGACCAGCTCGGCGGCGCCGTCCAGCTTGGCGGTGAGGGAGGCGTTCTTGTACACCTCGTCCAGAATGGGTACAAACTTCTGGGCCAGTTCAATGACATTCGGCATAATAATCGCTCCTTTTCTTCATCTTTTGTCGGATTTTACTTCTTGTCCACGGACAGGCCCGCCGCCGCCCGGATGGCGTCCATGTCCGCCGCGCCGCCGTGGGAGCCGGTCCCGGTCCCGGCTGCGTAGGGGGGCGGGGTCTCGCCGCTGTCAAAGAGGTAGCCGCTGTCCTTTTTCAGCCCCTCCAGCGCGGTTTTGATGTCCGCCGCCTGGTTCTTGCTGGCTTTGAGGGCGTCCACGTCCAGCAGGGCCCGGATGGCCTTGTCGTTCCGGCCCCGGGCGGCGGTGATGGCCTCCTTCAGCGTGCCGTCAAAGGCCAGGTCCGCCAGCTGGGCCGCGTGCTCCCTGGCCTGGGCCTCCAGCTTGCCCTGGAGGGTCTCGACCTGTCCCTGGAGGTCCTTCACGTCCACCCCCTTGAACGCCTCCAGCCCTTCGGTGGCGGTGGCCAGCTGCTTCTTGATGGCCTCGTAGTCCGCGAAGGGCTTTTTGGCCTCCTCCACGTCCCTGGCGTTTTCCGCCAGGATGGCGTCCACCGCCTCCTTGGGCAGGGGCGCGTCCCCCACTTTGAAGTTCTGCAAAAATTCCGCTTTCATGACTTCTCCTTTCTGGCTGTCAAAATAAAAAGAGCCAACCGCCGAGTATTCCTCGACAGTTGGCTCCTATTGCCCTTCCCCCGCCACAATCGCCGGGGGGCTCAATTTAATTGTCTCCTTGATCTCGACGACCACATACCCGCCGCCCTTCCGGCGGACCTTGGCGTCGTTGCCACGCCTCAAAATGGCCTCAATGGCCTGGATGGTTTTTTCGTCCATAGCATTTTCCTCTTGCAAAACGGTTACTTACGGCGTATAATAAAAGCGAATAGAGTTGGTCGTGGCCCCCAAAACCCGCCCTCGGGCGGCTGGGCTGCGGTCAACTCTGTTACTTTTTTCTTCTGAATATGTTGACTATCACACCGTCCTTCACTTACGTCCACAGAATTTTCCTCTTGCAAAAACCCGCTGCGTCGAGTATAATAAAGATAGGACCTTGAGTCCTAATCTGGAAGATGATCCTCTGCCCGTATAGGCGGGGGCGGCACTTCCGGCGAACCCGAACCCTTGCCCAGACTGGCAGGGGGGCGGGTTCATTTTTTATACCTAAACACTCTAACCGTGTTATCATCCAAAACCGCCACAATATCGACTGATTCAATTTTGCTATGCCTCATTCGACTATTTATGACTAATTCCAACACAGCGATATCAATTTCTTTCCCTCTATAATCAAGGAAAATTCCTCCTGGATTTTCCCAAATTTGCTTTAATCCATGCCGGATTGCCGAGTCTGCGGATTTCTCGGTCGTAACTGTTTTCAAGTCCCAAGCTTTTCCGCGCCAAATATAATCTGGCGTACTCACCTTGTCTTGATTGACTTCCTCCAGCAAGCGGATGTCGCCGCCAAATGTGCGGTGCAGCCACTTTGAAAAATCTATCTCCGCCCGGTGGTTTTTTATCGTATAGCCGTCCTCATATATAACGGCCCCCTGCCCAGGTGTGGCAGCGCGTATGTATTCCTCTGTCACATTTTCCGCCCGCAGCGGCAGCGGCGTAGACGCTTTCCCCACTTCTGGTATCTCCTCAATTCTGTTTGTCTCTATTATACCAGATCGTGTCGGTTTTTCAAGGTTTTTAACAGATTTCTCCCCAAACCCCGCCACCTCAGTGCGCTCATACTGCGTGCGCAGGTTCGCGGCCTTGGAAAACTCCCGATAGCGCTGGTGCAGGACGGTCAGCCGGGTTTTGTCCTGCCTCAGCTTCTCCTTGTCCCCGGTGGCCTCATCCACCATCACCCGCCGCTTCTGTGCCCGGATGGCCCGCTCCAGCTTCCGCTGCATCTGGGTGGCCTGATAGCCGGTGTAATGCGCCCCATCCACCGTCACGCCCTTCTCATTGTCCCTGCGGAACTTCTCCAGCTCCTCCGGGGTATACTGGGGCGCGTTCACACCCAGGATGATGGGGAAAGCGGCGTGGCCGCAGTTCAGCGTACCGATACGCCGGACCAGACTGGCGTTCAGCGCCTGATACACCTCGTCAGGGTACTGCCTGCCCTGGATGGGTTCGTGGTCCGGGGCGCTGTTGGCGTGGGCGGTGATCTCCCAGCCGTCACAGCCCAGCTGGTCGTGAACCGTCTGGCTGATCCGCTCCTGCATGAGGCCCAGCCCGCCCAGAATGTTCCGGCGGACGGCGGCTTCCAGCGAGGTATGCACCCCGCTCTCGTAGTCGATGACCCGTACGCCCTTGGCGGCCAGATGCCGGGTGGCCTGCCGGATGGCCTCGGTATAGCTGACCGCCCCGGTTGCCACCTGCTTGAAGGCGAAGTCGGTACAGGCGCGGTAGGCGTCTTGGAGGGGCAGGGCGTTGCCGTAGGGGTCCACCATGCCCAGCGTCTGGGTAAGATTGGTGAAGTCGCTCCCGGCCAGCTCCACAGCGACGAATACGATCTGCTGGAGCACGGCGTTTTTCTCAAAAGGGATGGCCGCCGACGTGGGGAAACGGTTAATATCCAGGCTGTAGCCGGACTGGGCGGACTGGTGCAAAATCTTCCGAATCCGCTTTTTGGACATTTTGAGCAGCCGCCGCAGCTCCCGCTCGACCTCCCGCTGGGACAGGCCCAGCCTCTGCTCCCGCCAGATCTGGTATTGGGCGGTGCTGGTGAGCTGGCCCGCCTCCGCGATCCACTGGGCGATATCCCGGATCAGGTACTCGGTGATGGGGCCGGTGATCTGATATGCCGCATCCCGCAGGGCGTTGATTTCGTCTGGTGTGAGCATTACTCATCCGCTCCCGCCAGCTGCTCCAGCTCGGGCATATATTTCGCCCGGATCGCCGACAAATCTTTCTCCGTTTCCGCAGGCATCCCAAACCGCCATCCCAAGGCGATCTCCGGCTTGAGCAATCCCCGGGCCACCATGTCCAGGTAGTCCGCCCAGGTCTTGTCCTCATCGTAGAGAACGCCGTTGCCCCAGTCGATGGACACGCTGTCCGGGTCCACGTCGTGGGCTCCAGATACGTGGTACAGCCGGCCCAACACCCCGCACAGCCGGACGGCCTCCTTGGCCGCAGCCTCAAACATCCGCTGGAAATCGATGATCGTGAGATTGTAATCTCCCGCGCTGGAAGTGATCTCCTTGGCTGTGCGCTCCACCGCCTCCACCTCGCTGAGCAGCCCCCGCTTCAAGCCGATGACGCTCTCCGCCGCCCGAAGATAGTCCTGCTTCCGGGCCAGAAAGCTCTTTTCCCGCAGCTCTGGGGAAAAAATGATGGGCTTCACATCCTCCGGGTTCTCGTCAAAGCCGCCCACAAACAGCTTGTCCGTCAGCCGCCGCTTTCCATCCCGGCCTGTCCGCAGCATGTCGTCAGACACGATGATCCGGGATTGCCCCCGGTCAAATTCCCCGTTCAACAGGGCCTCGTTATGGTCGATGTTATGGATGAGCCCCACCGCCGGGGCGTAGACGCTGACCCCGTCCAGGGACCCGTCCACGCAGTTTTCCAGCGGGGTAATCAGCCGGGCCAGCCCCAGCCCGCCCAGGGGCTCCGGGAAGGTGTACTCCTCCGGCAGCGCTTCATACCGGGCCAGGGCTTTCAGGCTCACCGGCGAGCCAAGAACCTCCGGCAAATCTGAGCGGTACAGCCGGTTTCGGATGATCAGGAGCCCCCGCCCGTCCAGCGTCCGGCGCTCCAGCAGAGTGTAAAAGCTCCTGCCCTCCGCCGAGCGCTCCACCAGCCCCAGGTCGGTGGGCGTCCCCTCGCCATCCCGGCCAAAGACCAGCACGCCGTCCCGGCTTACCACGGAGAAGCGGAACCCACCGGGGCTGGGTAAGGGCTTCAGCCACGCCTCCCCGCCGATGAGTGCCTTTTGCGCGGCGCTTTTGGCCGCCTTGCCCAGCGCCTCCAGCGCGGCCCGCTCGAACTCATCGCCTCCCTCCGCCTTGTACTCCCCAAAGGCAGTCTTGGTCAGTTTGTTCACGATGGTATACGCAATGCGCTGGCAGGGGTCGGAGTCCTCCGTGGCCTCCCGCTCGTAATAGAGCCGAAACCACTCCCCGATGGCCTCCCGCATGGCTTTTGATGTGCAGTCCTTAGCTCCAAAGGCATCCTCATAGCTGTACGCGTCCCGCAGGGCACTGAAAATGCTCATCACTTCACCCCGTTCTGGATCACGATCCGCCGCATGGACCGCAGGGCGGTTTCCAGGCCGTCAATATAAGCGTTCTGCTCCCTGATCTCCCGGTCCCTGTCGTCCAGCTTCGCCCGCAGAATCTGGTTCTCCCGGTACACGGTGTCCTTGGCCCAGGCGGGCAGGAAGCGTTCCAGCAGCCAGCGTTTGAATCGTCTCATTGTCCTCTCCTCCTCCACACCGGCTCCAGGGCGTAGCGCACGGCGTCAATGCTGTGGTTGGCCGCGTCGGGGTAGCCCTCCAGCACCTCGCCGGTTTTGGGGTCCCGCTCGTACTCGTACTCAGAGAACTCCTTGGCCGTCTCCGGGCACCGCTCAGGGTCGATGACAATGGCCGCCAGGGATTGCAGCCATTTGACGCCGTAGTCCACCGAGCCCGGGCCTTTCCTGGCCTCCCGCATCCGAAAGCCGTAGGCCCTGAAGTCGGCTACATTGCGGTCTCCGCCGCTTCCAGGGTCAGCCAGAATCAGGTCGTTCATGTGGTGGCGGATTTTCTCCGCCCAGGCCGCGTTGGACTGCCGGCAGCCCCGGAACTCCTCGTAAATATACAGCGTCCGGGCCCCGCTGTCATAGGCGCACCCGGCAAAGTGGTTGGGGTCGGGATACCAGCCCCAGTCCTGCCCAAAATATCGGTAGTCGAACGTTTTGATCTGCTTGTCCGTGATGGGCTCAATGCGCAGGTTCTCAAATACCGCCGTTCCGCTTCCCACCACCTCGCCCAGATACTCGTGGCGGTACGCGGTCTCATTGGTCTCCCGGAGGTGTCTGGCGTCGCTCAGAAAACGGCCGCCCAGCCACGCCTCCGGCGTAGTCAGGTAGGTGCTGTGGTGGACCATACGGCCCGCCTTGGACTCCAGCACATACTTATTTGCCCAGTTTCGGGCCATTGCGGGCGGGTTGAAGGATTTGAAGCAGAAGGAGTAGGGCCCGCCCCGGAACAGGGACTGCTCCACATTCCGCACCTGCTCGGGGCCGTCGAACTGGTCCAGCTCCTCGAACCAGGCCAGGCCGATGTATCCGAAGGGCGCCTTAATGGACTTCAGCTTTCCCGGATCATCTAAGCCAAAGAATAGGATTTTCTGCCCAGTGGGCAGGTAAACGCACTCCATGGGGCTGACCGTGCATTTGAACCGGCTGGACAGCCCCAGTTCAGCGATGGCCCAGCAGATCTGAGCGTATACGGAGGTGCGCAGGGTGTTGCCCACCCTCCGCATGACCACGGCGTGGCACTCCGGGTGCTTCAGCAGTTCCAAAACCAGTTCCAGCGAGAGGTAGGACGATTTGGCGCTGCCGCGCCCGCCCTTCTCCACCAGCTCGTTGATCCCGCCGGACTTCACAGCGCGGTGGGACGCGGCGAATACCGGGGAAACGAGCTCGGACAGCTTACAGGTCGTCAATGATCTGCACCTCCCCTTCGCTCTCGGCGTTATTGCCGCCCTCCTTCCAGCCATAGCAGCAGCTCAGCGCGAACTTGGCCCCCCGGGCCCCATTCCCGTCCAGCCTGGACGCCCAGTAATCCTCCATCCTGG